GAGATAAGATAAATAGAGTTGTAAAGAAAAGAGAAATGTTTAGACCATTCGCTCCATCTGTCACAGTTGAAGATTATCAAACTTATTTTATATCAGAGAGTGAAGTTCCTTATATGAATCAAGTGGTTAAAGTTACTGATTTTAAAAAAATACCATCCGTAACCCATGTAGATAAATCAGCAAGGATACATACGGTTAGAAGAGAACAAAATGAAAAATATTACGATTTATTAAAAGAATTTGAAAAAGTAAGTGGTACTCCAATTCTGTTAAACACATCATTTAATTTGAGAGGTCATACAGTAACAAATGACCCAAAGAAAGCAATCTGGACTTTCTTAAATTCAGAAATGGATTATCTTATAATAGAGAATTATTTGATTAGTAAATAATTATTAATAAAGAATAAAATATGGCATCTGAATTTCAGTTATTTGATGGTAAAAACTTATCATCATTATTTAAAGATATTTACGATAATCAACAAGTAAAAAAGAAGAATATATCAGATATGATTGAATCTCTTCGTAAGTTGATTCGTAATGTAGGTGAAGCAACAGTTCTTGCACCTATAATTAGAGATTTAATTGATTCATCCATTAAGAACGATGACCATTTAATTAAATTGGCAACAATTGCTCAAAGATTGGCAGCTGCCGAAGCAAAGGGCATTGGTGAAGATGGGTGGTTGAGTGAGCATGAGAAAGCACAATTATTAACAGAATTGGAAGATACTGTTAATGAGATTGATAAGAAGAACGATGAAAAGTTATTAGATATTCAAGTTGAAATAGAAGATATAAAAACTAAATTATAATGGAAACATTTTTAGCAACGGTAGATGTAGTTTATCCAACAAATAAAGAATTTGATGCATACGAAAAGGTAAGTGGTTCTATAGATGATACCGTTTCTGTTTATAACAGAAATAAAACTAAAGATTTTGGAGATTTGGATGCAAGTTTATACGGTGCAATAACTTATAGATTTGAAGGTAGTAGTGCTAAAAATGAATTTGCAAAACCATTTGATAGAAATAATTTTACATTCCCAATTAAAGGAGAAACTGTTGTAATTTTAAAAATGTTTGAACCAAATAATCAAACATTTTGGCTACCATATACCAACACCCCATACCCAAATTATAGAAAAGATTATACAACCGATAAAAACACTAAGCCTGATACTAGTAGTGATTCGGGTGATGGGATTGACCGTAAAAAAGCAGACGCAGCCGGTGGTGTTACAAATTCACCTGGTGAAAAGACGGATGATATTGGTTATAAAATAAATGAAAAAATTAAATTTTTAAAACCAAAAAATGGTGATACTATTTTAAGTGGTAGAGTTGGTAATACAATTCGTTTATCTGAATTTTTTTTATCTTCCGATGATAAATCTTATCCTGGTATATTCATTCGTAACAAACAAAATACAGAATTAGATTCTAAAAAAATAGGTGAGACCGTTGATGAAGATATAAATAAAGATGGTACATCTGTTTATTTCGTTTCAGGTAAAATCAAAGTTCCATTTAAGGAAACAATCACTAAAACTAAAATTGCATTTAAAGAATACCCATCGGATTTTAGTGGAGACCAATTATTTTTAAATTCCGATAGAGTTATTTTTTCTTCAAAAGCAAATGAATTTATTATTTTTGGTAAAGGTAATACGGGAGTAATAACAGATGGTAATTATTCAATAGACAGTGCAAAAGATGTTTATATTAATTCGGATAAAAATATAATATTGCATTCTAATAAATCTAATCAAATATTTTTAAATTCCGAAAATGGTAAAATATTTTTAGGTAAAGATAAAGGAGTGGGTGGAGCGGGTGCAGATGTTCAAAAAATGGTATTAGGTGGTGAATTGGTTGAAATAATGAAAGAATTATTAGAAGCAATCAAAAACCAAATATACGCTGGGTCTTGTGGTCCATCAACTCTTTCTTCTGCTAATAAATTTGAATTTGATATTATTAAAGCAAAATTAAACAGATTATTATCTGCGAACAATTATTTAAGTAAATAAAATGTCTTGGATATTATTTAAAGTAAATGTATTGGAGGCAATGATAACCGGCGGGTTTGCAAATGACTCAGATGGGTTTGCTTCATTTTATGCCAATGAATATGATAAATGCATAAAACGAGGTGGTGATATGATGTATGGAGTACCTGTTATAAACGGAAATGTTCAAGGTATGACGGATGTTATAAAAGCTGCTTTTAAAAAAGGACAAGAAAGTGATGGAGAAAATTTTAATTTATTACAAGAAATTTACCCTTCTGCATTTGATGCATATTGGTTAGGTGCAGAAATGTCTCCGTTTCCAAGTCCACTATTAAGACCAGCAGGTTGGCAATCAACCCCACCTGCACCAGGTACACTTATGAATATTGGTCCAAATCCAATAAAATTGGCAACATCTGCTGCAATAAACAAAGCATTAAAAGAAGCAGCTCAGTTATTAGTTGATGAACTGAAAAAACAAACAATTGAGATTGGTGGTATTTTTATAAATGTATATGATACAATTGTAAAAATATTAAAAAAAGAAATTGTTTCTGATGAAATTAAAAACCATCCTGCAATTATAACTGGAAAAGCAGTAGTTGAAAAATATGATGAAATAAAAAAGAAAAAACCATCAATTGGTTCTCAATTTAAACCATCTATTAAATTTCCATTTCCTGAATTACCAAAAAGAAAAGATTTAATTGAAAAAGCTAGAAAGAAATTATTAGATGAAGCAATTGAAGAAATTAAAAAAGGATTAATCCCACCAATTCAAGAACAAATATTACAACCAATAATAGCACCTATACTGGTTGCGGTAGAAATATCAAAATCAATCCCATCGCCAAAACCTACAAAAGAACAAATTAAACAATTTGTAGTAGATATGATAAATGGAGTAAAACCACAGATAAATTTACCTGATATTAATACACCCAAACTACCAACAAAAGCAGAATTACAAAAACAAATAGAAGATGGATTACCAACAAAAGAGGAATTGATGGCAATGGCGTTTGATACGATTAAAGGGTTAATACCCAATATTCCCAATATATGGTTTGTACCACCAACTTTACTTTTAACTCCACCTACAAATATATTATTAGACCATTTTGTTAATTTAGCAAAAGTACATTTGTTAGGAACTAGTGGTACTATGATGGTTTTTGCTCAGTATCCACCACCTGCACCACCCGCTCCTGCAATAATAATGTGGTCTGGATATAATATCATTGGATAATTTGAACTTATTATATTTATTAACATAACGAATACATTTTTACTATGAAATCAGACATTTTATTATCACTTATTAAAGAAGTGGTTAAGAATGAAGTTAAGACACAAGTTAGACAACAAGTTATTTCAGAAATAACAAAATTGGTTAAATCGGGTGCAGTTACATTAAATTCTAACAGAAAACCACAAGCTCCTACATTAAAGGAGGCAATTGCAACTACAGACCCATTTGCTGCGGCAAGTGCTGCTTTACAAAAGAGTAGAGCATCTGTACCACAACAAAGGGTTGAACAACCTCAAAGGGAATATACAAAGAATACGGCATTAAACGAAATTCTTAATATGACAACTCCATTTACATCTGCACAAAGAGCAGAAGGTGGTGGTAGTGGTGGTAGTGTATTAGATATGTTACAACCACAAATGAGTGTTGAAGAAGGTGGTTGGGAAACTATGGATTATAGAGATTCTGGAATTCCACAAAGTATGCCACAACAAATAGAATCAACGGGAGATGCGTTGCAAGATGCAACAATGAAAGCATTAACAAGAGATTATTCTGAATTAGTGAAAAGATTTAAATAATGGCTTTAGAACTAGGTAAAGTAAAAGTACAAGATTTAACGGAAAACGATTATAAAGTATTAGGAATTGGCATAAATACAACTTCTAATTCTAATGGTGTATTTTCCGTTAATTATACTACTTTAACCCAAGCTAAAGATAATTTAAAAAGTTTAATTCTTACACATAAAGGTGAAAGATTAATGAATCCTGAATTTGGTTGTGATATTTGGAAATTATTATTTGAACCAATTGTTGAAGGTGATATTGATTCAAAAATAGAAAGAACAATTATAGATGCAGTATCTATCTGGTTACCATATTTAAACATAGACCAAATAATTTTTGATTATGATGATAATGATATAGATAATCATACAATTGGTTTAGATATTAAATTTTCATTGGCATCAAACCCAAATTTAGGTGATTCAGTACAAATAAATGTAAATAATTAATAATGGCAATTAAACCGATAGATAAAAATTGGGGAAACGATAATAAAAAGATAAACTATCTTGGTAAAGATTTTGCTACATTAAAGCAAAACCTAATAGAATATACTAAAACTTATTTTCCAAATACATATTCCGATTTTAATGAAGCATCACCTGGTATGGTGTTTGTTGAGCAAGCGGCCGCAATTGGTGATTTACTATCATTCTATCAAGATGTTCAATTAAAAGAATCAATGTTAGCTTATGCTACTGAACGTAAAAACGTTATAGCATTAGCACAAGCAATGGGGTATAAACCAAAAGTAACAACACCCGCAGTAACTACAATGACAGTTTATCAATTAGTTCCATCTGTTGGTGTTGGAGCAGAAAGTGTACCCGATAGTAGGTTTTATTTAAGAGTAAAAGAGGGTATGGAAATTCAATCTTCTACCAACTCATCGGTAATATTTAGAACAACTGATTCTGTTAATTTTGCAGAAACTGGTAGTAATTCTGTTAGTGTATTTGAAAGAAATGCACAAGGAAATCCAACAAGATATTTGATTTCAAAAACAGTTAAAGCAATATCCGCAAGGCAAATTTCTACTTCAATTGTATTTCAAGGAACAGATACTGATTACCCAACGGCAACATTGGCAGATACTAATATTATAGGAATAACTTCTATTATAGATTCAAATACAAATGAATTATGGTACGAAGTTCCTTATTTGGCACAAGAAAGTGTTTTTGTTGAAAAACAAAATACATCATATAATTCGGATTTAAATGAATTTTCTGGTTCCGTTCCTTATATTTTAGAAATACAAAAAGTACCTCGTAGATTTTCAGTAAAAGTAAATTCTGATAATACTATGGATTTACAATTTGGAAATGGCGGAGGTAGTGGTTTAACAGACGAACAAATTTTACCAAATACTAAAAATATAGGATTGGGATTAGCCAATTCAGTACAACGATTAAATCAAGGCATTGACCCATCTAATTTTTTAAAAACAAATACATTTGGAATATCCCCTGCAAACAAAACTCTATCAATAAATTATTTAGTTGGTGGAGGAATTGAATCAAACGTAAATACAGGCGATTTAACTACAATAAGAAGAATTGAATTTGAAGAAGATGTTCTATCAATTCCATCTAATATATTAAGTGCATATAATGATACCAAAACAACAGTTGCGGTTGAAAATTTAGAAGCTGCGGTTGGTGGAAGAAGTTCCGAATCAATTGAAGAAATTAGACAAAATGCATTAGGTTCATTTGGTTCTCAAAATAGAGCAGTAACAAGACAAGATTATATTGTAAGAGCATTATCAATGCCGGAAAGATATGGTAGTATTGCAAAGGTATATGTATCACCCGATGGAGAGATTGATAATAATTCACCATCATCTATT